AAGTTCAGACTTAGGCCTATCCATACCGTCTTGAATAGGTTTAAAAAAGAACGGGTAGTTAATTGATATTGGAACCACCTTGTCTGTAAACATTTTTTTAGCATCTGCACCTGTTTTAGAAAGTATACCAAATCTACTATCGCTTGCTAATGTAGCTTGGTTAACTGTTTCTGCTGAAGACATGAAAGAAAAACCAGACCTACGATTTTTAAGGTAGCACATCCCATAACATCTTTTGTCGGCTTTACAAGCTTCCCAGAATATATAAAATAGTCTATTGGCCTCTCTAAAATCAGGTGCACCTACATCTATTTTACTCCATTGTAAGTACATATAGTGCGTGCCTGTAATGTACGTTGGCTTGCCATTATTGTTAAACCAGAAACCTTCTTCTCGTCGTTTAAACTCTTCTTCTATATAATCATACCACTGTGCTTTCTTTTCTTCAGGATATGCTCTCCAGTCAAATATATTTTTAAGTCTTGCTAGTTCTTTTGGATATTCAAATTGTTGCCACTTTTTTACTTTGTTGCTATACACTCGCACTGGTTCCAGCGGCAAAGCAATTTGCAACCCTTGGATTTCAACGATCTCACCAATTTTACCAGTTTTTGATATGACAATGATATTGTTTTCTTTATTATATCCATATTCCCATTTATTTGTTTTATTAAGCCTTTTAATTGTGTTAATCTTAATTGGCTCTACTGTTTTAACTAAACTTTGCTCGTACATTATTTTGATCTACCTTCAGCAAATCCTTTAAATACTTTTGTTTTATCTTCAGGTTCTTTACCTTCTAATAAGTTTTCTTCTTCTTGGATTCTATTTAATATTTCAAACGCATCAAATATTGCTAACTTTTTTGTAGCTGCAGCATTTTTTAATCTATCAGCTGATATATCATCATCTGAGTCTACAATAGGCTCTTTAGCAACTTTGATTAATTCATCAACTGCTCTCTGCCCAGCTTGGATTATATTCTTCTTCGTTTCCTTGATATTCATATTTAATTGTAATAAATTTTGATAGTAGTCTATATAATCTTTTGCCATCTACAATAAACTCGTATTCTGAGCTTGGCCTAAAACCTATTAAGTCACCTTCATTAACTGTACCGTCTGTATATTTAACAACACCCATTAAAGGTTGTTCTTTATCAGTGTTTAATTTATCTGTAGACTTTACCGGTGTTACAAAACAATAACCTTTCATGGCTTGCCATTTTCTTGTATGATAGCTAAATATAGCCTTTGGCTTATATAAAAATATTTGATCTGGTTGTACTAAATAAGTATCTTCATCAATATAAGCTCTACTATTTTTTTCTATACCGTGTTGATTATGCCATCTTCTAAAAACATTATGATGTACAATTACAGTATCACCAACTTTAATATCTGTTTCACCTACAGTTGGTATTGCTTTTACTATAGCTTCTCTACTAACATATTTATGATTAAATATTTCAGTGTTTACTATAAGCTCTTGACCGTCTATATCTTTAGTATTGTTGTATCTATTTTTTATAGGTGTTACAACAAAGTTGTAAACACTTTTCATTAATAGGTTAAATTATACTCTACAGATACAGCCATGTTTTTATTGAAGTCTTTCCAAGGTAAAACGTCTTTGTTTTTTCTAATATAAACACTATACTTATCGTCTTCTTCTATAATATCGCAAATAGTATGACCACCATACACTTCTTGCCCAACGGCATAGTGCATGGCGTCATTTTTATAATCTTTACCTATAGATATTTTACGAATTAGCTTCGACATCGTAGTTTATTTCTCCTGTTTGTATGTTAATATTAACAGTGCCATATTGCTCTTCTAATTCTTTTTGAACAACTTGAAGCTTGTCCTGTAAGTCTACAACGTTGTGACACAGTACGTGCTTTCTAGATTCTATTCTACCTAATTCCATTTGTATATTATTAATAGGTGAAATTATTTCTTGAATAGCTTTTAATTGCTCATCAGTAATATTTGTAGGTTTAAGGTCTACAGCCTTTTCTTTTTTCTTTTTTGCCATTTTATTTAATTTAAGTTAATTTAATTTATTTATTTATTTTTCAAATCCTAATACAAGTTTTATAGGATTAGCGTTTACTATTTCTTCATTATCTTCAACTTGAGCAGCTAAATTAGCGTTTAATACTATCGCGCTACTTGTCATTGATTTAACTGTACCTAAAGCTGTATCGTCTGTGTTAGTGTAAACAGTGTCACCTACTTGAAAACATTTTCTAGGATCAACACCATCTACGGCTATAGTAGCTGTTGAAGTAGTTGCTTGAGCGGTTGGCTTAACACCAGTTGAAAAGTCAATTTGACCTCCTGCAAAACCAGCTACATATATTTTGTCAAAACCAACATTAGTTCCAGTATTTGGATCACCTTCTAAAACTAAAGTTTGCACTGATCCGTTTGCGCTGTTAGGAGAAGCTATATAAACATTACCAAAAGCAGGTCCTTGAATAGTTCCTTGACCTCCAGTTGAACCTTCTAATTTAAAACCTCCTAATATGTGGTCAGGTAAATCAAAACCTGTTGTTTGCGGGCTATTAACAGCCCCTAAAGTTGTTGGTGCTTCACCATTTTTTGCTGTTGCAAAAACTAAATGAATATCACCAACTACTTGTTCACCACCATCTTCACCCATTACATAAGCAGAGACAGAAACTAGTCTAGCCGCGCCTTTAGGTATATCAAAAGACGTCCAGTCAAATAGTATATCTTTATTTGCAAAAGGAGCGTCGCCAGAATCACTAACATGAACTGCATCACCTACTACGGTTGACACATCACCATTTATTACATCAGGAGTTACCCTTACTGTGAAATATTTACTCATAATTTTATTTTTTTCTTTTTTCAAATGATCGTCCACCAAAGTAGGCACCGATCACTGTTATTAATACTAATTGCAAAAGATCCACATAAGAATCTTTTACGTTGAAGTTAAGTTTACCAGCATCAATAAATATAAGTAGCATTGTGCATACTACTAAAAATATCAATACTAATGGTCGAACATTTTTGCTTAGCCACGAATCACTATTCATATCTGCTTTCCAGCGAGATGTAATGTTCTTTTCCATCTCAACTTCATAGTTGGCTATTAATTCTTTTATTTTGTTTTCTGCAGCTAATTTCTCTTCACCACTAGTGTGTAAATTATCTATCACACTACCTACGCCTTTTACTAGGTCTGCTGCACCACCTGAAAATATTTTGCCTAACATAATTTAATTTTTAATATCCACCACCTCCACCACCACTACTACTACTACTAGTGCTAGGTGTTGATGTTGGAGTTGTTGTTGTTCGTGTTGGTGTCGAAGTTGTTGTTCTAGGAGAAGTTGCTTGACTATGAGTTGCTCCACCCATATATCCAGTTTTGTTTTGATAAACGTGAGTGTGATACCCACTTAGACCATTTGCGGCAGCCCAAGCTAAAGCTTCTCTTCTTGTGCTAAATAAAGGTATACCGTTTATAGTTGTTATTACAGACATGTTATTTTTTAGCAAATTTTTCTATACCACTTATACCAAAACAACCAAGCACTACAAGTACAAAAGAATCATACACAAATTCATTAATCATCAAATCTCTACCTAACCAACCAGTTATAAGGTCTACTATCATAATCACACACATTATTGCAAATGCAATAAAACCTACAACAGATTTTTCGTTCCACTCGTTGTTATCTTTAAATATTTCCATAATTCGCATCGTTTTCCCAAGGAAAGTTTCCACCCGCCTCAGTCCATTTACCATCTATTTTAATCATATCTCTACCGTTTCTAGTTTCTCTTGGATATGTAACACCGTCGTATTTTACAAAGTTATCACCATACTCTAGTTTTCCTGTTCTCATTTGAGTAGCATGGACCATTTCATGATTTACAACTTGTCTTTCTTCAAAACTACCAGGAACTATTTTGTTACTTATATATATAGTTCCGTCCATATTAGCTTCACCCATAACACCTTCGTCTAATGGTTTTCTAATAACAGGTGTGCCTGGTACAGACGCGTCACCACCAGCTTCTTTACCAAAACGCATTTTTTTACGTATTTCACCACCTACAGCGTAATTTTTAGTTTCTGATCCTAATTTAAACCCCATTATTTCTTAACGCAATTAGGAACTGTTCTACCACCTTTTTTCTTATAACCTACTTGTTTATAAGTACTCCAGCATTTAACAGGTGATTTTAATTTCATTTTAAATGGTGTTTTGTTTTTTTTCATTTTTCTCCGCATTTTTTCTTAGGGTTACCTACTTGTCTCCAGTCTTCTTTTTTAAACCAATCACGCAACGTAGCACCTTTTTTACGAGCGCCTTTTACATTTGTACTTGACGGACGTCTATACTTACCTTCTTTACCAGCCTTGCTTTTAGATGCAGCAAGTGATTTTCTTTTAGAGTCACTCATGTTACGTATTTTAGAAGCAGGTAAACACGTTTTACGTGTACCACCGCCCTTTTGTTTTTTCTTTATAGGATTACTCTTCTGAACGTACATTATTTACCGTAGTTTGAAGCTCCAGCTTTTCTACATTGCACAAGTCTACCTGATGCATAAGCACTAGGCCAAACTTTAGCGCTTCTCTTAACCTTATGGTAACAAGCGTCTTTTTTACCTTTAAAAGGTGATTTCATTTTAAATGGCGTATTGTTTACTTTCATATTATTATTTATTATTTAACATCTCCATCTACGTCTAGCAGCTTTACCTCTTTCACCGGTCCAGCCTCTTGATCTAGCGCAAAATGATTTTCTACGTTTAGCAGCTTTACTACCGGCTTTTACTTTACCAGTTACTGCAGTTTTTAATTTACTACCAGGATTTTTGCGTTTGTATTCAGCAACACCTTTTGCAGTCATACCCGCACCCTCTTTTACAGTTCTAAAGTTTCTACCTTTGCCTTTTGTAGTTTTTCTAGGCTCGTTGCTTTTTTTAGCAATAGGACTTCT